CAGTTTCCACTTCTGAGACTGCTTCAGCTAAATCATTGGCTACTGCAATAACTTTTGTAATATCTGTTGCTACTGTATTAACTGAGCCAATGTTATTAGCTACAGTATTGATGTTTGTAGAATTAGAATTGTTTGTAGTAATAGCTGATATGTTACTATTAACAGTGTTAATAGCCGCTATATTACTATTAACATTATTAAGAGTCGCTTTATCTGTTGCTGATAACCAAGTATTTTCTAAATAATTCTTTGTGGCTACATCTTGAGCTGATGTTGGGTCAGCTACATTTGTAATTCTTTTATTAAGTGCGTCCCATTGAAAATTTGTATTACTGATTTGTATTGCATCACCAGCATTATCAATAGCTTCTTGTCCCATAAAGAATGCTTGTTGACTATCTGTATCTAAATCAGACTCTTTTAATACTGAACCTGCTTGATAATCTGTTAATCTTGCAGATTGACTAGTTGTTCGTCTAAACTCAACAGATGCACCTAAAGCTGGCGCAGAGCTTAAAGTAGCGACTGTGCCACCAGATGACAATGTAAAAGTTGTTGATACACCGTCTACTGTACATGCAACGTGAGCTGTTTCGATATAGTCAAAAGTTATTGAAAATTGTGTTGTATTTCCATCTCCTGTATATCGTACGAATGAATTAGCCATTTAATATAATAAAATCCTTTGTAAAGTGTCTTGTTCCTTATCTAAACGTGTACCTGAGCTTTTTGTGTTCTCTGGTTTAAAGAATTGATACTTGTCTTTTTCGTCTTGAATGATTGCCTTTTTAACTTCTGGGTATTTTTTGAGCATTTCAGCATAAGCTTTTTGTTTAAATGCATCATACCATTGTTGAGCTAAATACTCTTTACCACCTTGACGTTTTTTGCCATCTACAATTTGAGTTTCTTGCATTCGACGCCATTTACTACTTTTCATATTTCTTTCAAAGTATTTCTCAATAGTAAGACCATTAACTTTAACTACACCAATTTGTTCTCTCCAATAATCTAATGCAGATTGGCCATTTAATTCAAATTCAGCTAAATCTACCTTACCTTTCATTTGTGTAGGTGGCGATAAAGCTACTTTTAATGCCGCTAATTCTAATAAAACTTTATTATTGTCAACAAACTCTGATACTTTACCAAATAGTGCTGGTCCTTGTATTATTCCACTATAACCATCTGGATTTATAAAAAATGCTGTTTCATTCTTTTCTACTTCTTTACCAAATATATCTCTTTTCTTTTCTAAACTACCTGTAAATGGTGTTTTTGACAAAATTTGGTCATAAAAAGATCTTGTATCAAACACATCTTTTGGTTGATCTAACATAAATGGAATACCTTGGTTTCTTAAACCAGTGTATGGAATAACATTACCAGCAACATTACCAAAGAATTTTCTAAAGTTTTGTTGAGTAGGTTCATTCATAAATTCCATAACTTCTGCAATTCCTTGTGTATAAGATTTATCAGTTAAGTTTCTCATAACTGTTAATGGTATTGCAGACCATAATGCAAACTTTTCTTCTTCATTCATATTAGTTACACCTTCTTTTAAGTCTGCTGCTAAACCATAAATGAAAAATCTTGGATCCATTCTGTTGTATGCTTTGTAATAAAACTTACCATTATCGTCTTTAACTAAAATTGAATATGGTTGCCAGCCAGTCATTCTCCATATTCTTTGTATATTTGGATCTGACGGACCTTTACCTGTAATTTTAGGAAGTCTTACCGTTTCTACAACATTACCTTTTGCATCTTTTATTTCTACAGCTTCGTATGATGTAACATAATCAAATGCAATAAATGCTGCAGATGTGCCAAAGAATTGTCTACCTATTACTTCGGCTCTAAGTCTTGGGTCACCTGATTTCCACATATCTCTCATTTGTTTTGTAAACAAACCAAGACCTGGAATTCTAGTACCAAAATGTCTCCATATATTTGTAGGTGTTCTAATAAATGGTGCTATAAATCTAAATTCTGGTGCTTGATTAAAAAATGACTCGATATTACTAGCCCAATCTCTATATGATCCACCTTTTATTTCGTTTGTAAAATTACTAATTCTAGCGTCATCTAAAGCTTTTTGATTTATAACTCCAAATTCTTTGTCTTTGACATTGGCAGCACCTTTTTCATCAAAACCTTTATTCATGATTTTTGTAATATTTTCTTTGCCTTCTTTAGATTTAATATCGATGTTTCTAGTCATTGTATCATCTAAAGCATTAGCATACAAACGACCTCTATAATTAAGTTGTTTTAATAACTCATCACCACCTATTAATAATCTTGATGGAAATTCTAAAAATACACCAATCCAATCGACAACTGTACCTGGTAGACCTTCTAATTCTAAATTCTCAGCACTAATAGGTCTAATTGCTTTTCCATTTCTGACAGTTAAATTATCTTGTGTTTTCATTTTAGTATCTAAAACTGCGTCGCCTTGTTTTAGAGATAAATAAACCATTCTAAAACTTTCCTTCATATTTAACAGCATACCTTGATATTGTGCAAATCCAAGTCTTATAGATCTCTTATCTGCTCTAGCAAGTCCACCTGCCATTAATTCTAATGGTCTGATAACTGTTTCATGTAAACCAGATGTTAAGTTAATAGCATTTGTAAATATACCAGATAATAAAGAATTAATGTAAAGTGAGTTAAATATCTCTACACCTTTTTGCATTCTAGTTTTACCTAATGTATTATAAACTTGTTCTATTGTTTCATTTTGTGAAACTTTTGTAGCGATCGCAAACGCATCACCATTATATTGTGTAACTGTGTCTGACAACTCATTGACATTAATTGTTTTACCACTTTTACCTACTTTAATTCTACCTGCTTGTGTTGTTCTTGCTGCACCACGTATTTGTTCTTTTAAGAAAAATGTAGTATCTTTAATAAGATTAGATAATCTGTTAAGTTCTGCTAAATCAGCACCACCTTCTTTATATGCTTTAGCTCTATCAGCACCAAACTTTTTAATAATTTTGTTTGACAAAGCTTTGTGTTGAAAACCTAACTGTTGTAATACCATTTTAGACGCAAGCATTCTAACAGTTGATTGTTTTGCTGCTTCAGCTGCTTTTGGCATTGCTTTTAAAATTTCATCTGTATCTCTAGCAAGTATCTCAGCTAATTCTTTTGCAACTTTATTTTTTAATACATTATTTTGTAAATATTCTTTTGCATTATCATCTAAAGTTTCTAATACATCATCAATTGTTTTTAATACGTGTCTTGCACTTTTTAATTTAGATGTATTTAAAATTCTTTTTATAAATCTTTCAGCATCTTCTTGTGCTGTTTTTTGACCAATTTTTACTGCTTTTTCTACTTTATTAACATTAATTGCTTTATTGCCTTCTACAATCTTTTTTCTAACTCTTAATGTTTTACCTTTGCCATCTACTAAATCTTTTATAGCTTTGCCGTGGTCAGCAATAATTTCTTCTTTTTGTTTTAAATCTTTTACTTTACGTGCTTTTTTCATACCTTTAATACCAATAAGTATTTCTAAAGGTCCACCGATTAACATACCTTCTAGCACATTTTTAAGTCTGCCTTCCATCTCTGTATCGTCTTCATCAATAGCTAAATATCTAGTTACTGCATTATTTAAAACTGGTGAGTCAAATTCTGTTAACATATTAGATAAGTTACCTTCATTAGGATCTAATACAGTTAAATCAGCAACAGCTCCTGCTGTCATACCTCTTGCTCCTGCTTTTACAAGTGTTCCACCTACTCCTACACCTTTTAAGAATTTAGATGGACCATACATACCTGTAATAAATCTTGAGACTGCCTCAGTAAACTGGCCAGCTTGAGTTTCTGGTTTATGAAAATCAGGCATAGTTTTCTTTTCTATATAACCGCCTTCTCTCCATTCTTTTGGTGATATATATTCTGGTTTTAAATCAGACCATTCGAATTCGCCATCGCCGTCTCCAAACTTTAAACCACCTAAACCTATTACGTGTTTTTCTAAAAAATCACCTTGAGCTTCGATACTATTGACTATACCTTGAGGTACACTCATTGACATATCTGCAACTGTTTGCCAAAAATTATGATCTTGTTCATCTGGATCAGTTACTAATCCATTATTTTTAGGTTGAATTTTTTCTCTTTTAAATTCTGGATTTGTATCTATTTCTTTAAAAATATCTTCTAAAGTTTTTTCTGCCATTATTTTATACCTTTAAGAGCTGCTACATATGCTTCATAAGCATCTGCAATTTGTTGTGCACCAACGTTGCCTTTGTCATCTACAAAGCCATTTAATCTTGCAATTGTAAATAAGAAATTATAAGAAGTGCCTTTTGTATCTTGCAATGCTGGATCAGAAAATGAAAAATTGCCAGAGTCTATATCAGCTCTTAAATCAACAATAGCATTTTGCACATTATTTTTTAATCTAGAAACATTGTAACCAATGTCTTTATCAAATGCTCTAATATTATCGATTTGTGCTTCTTCATATTTATCTTCTAATAGTTGTCTTAATTCTATAGATTTATTTTTTAATTGTGTAAGTGATGCTGCTGGATACGCATTAACAAATGCTTTCATACGTTGTTTGTATTCGTCAGTTGCAAACGCTGCTTTTTGTCTACCATCGGTTTCGCCAGCTAAGTTGTTAAGTCTATTAAAAAATTTATTTTCTAATATTGAGTTTTGTTCGTTATAAAAAGCATTAAATTCTACATTCGTAGATACTTGTGCCATAAATTTATCATGTTCTACTTTTTCTGCAATTAATGATTGTTTAAAATCTGACCAAGATGCTGCACTTTTTGCATTAAGAAAACTAGAACCATTTGCTCTTTTATAATTTTCTAATTGTTCTGCAAGTCTAATAGCTCTATCGTAGTCTGCATTTTCATCACCTTTTACAGCAATTTTAGCAATTACATTTTTATATGCTGTAACAACTAACTCGTTGTATTTTTCGTTACTAACAAGTTTTGATGTTTTTACTAAAGCATCGACTCTATTAATTTCATTTGGTGTAATTACAAGTGTTAATGGCTCACCTTCTTTTTGTTCTGGTTGTGCAATTGGCTCTTGTTGTAAAACCGACTCAAGCTTTTTTAGTATGTTGTTTTCTGCTAATACTTTCATTTTTTCTGCGTTAGCAGATGCATATTTTTGTCCTAAATTAGTATTAGTACCAGCTATGTACCTTTCTAGTCCTTTGAGATAGTATGG